AACTTCGAAATCCAAGAGAATATGAGGTATCCGTAGCCGAATCAAGAGTGATTTGCATACCAATTTCAAAAGCAGTAGCAATATCTCTCATCGCGTCGTAAACCGGACCAAAAGGAACAGCAATTTTGATCGGAGGCCCAGAAGTATCATGAGCTTTGAAACCCAAACCTGGTATTGCCAATTGTTCAGGATTAGTGATTCCCGTGGGAATAGTGCCGTTCAAATATGGGCTACCGACAACGCACATGTAATAGATAATCGCCCATAACGCCCAACCCGCGGATGGACCCTCTAAGTTCCAATATTCATCCTCGTGTTTATCAGAGGTACGGATAAAACGATTGTTGAGCCACGGCAAAAGAGAAATTCCCGATACAGTCAGTTTTCCTTCTTTGATATCCAGTGTCTCAGCGATCATTACTTCGTCAGATCCGACAAGACCGAGAAATACACCCGAAGGTAGTTTTTTGATCATCTCGGACGTGGCCGGTACAGTCAATTCAACTTCGCTATCGCCGTAATATCGCTCAGTCCAAATAGCTGAATGAAAATCGTCGATTATGTCTTCTTTGAGAAATTTGCGATTCAAAGTGAAAATCTCCATTAGAGACCGCCGAATCGCTCAAAATATCTAAGCTCCCAGTCTTGTACGCCTTGATCGGTGATAATGGAGAAATCGTTTACTCCCGGCTGAAGAATCGTCGGCCAAGTAGAGCCTTCTGCTATATGGAGCTTGGAAAGAAGATTGGTGATGACTCCGGTGTTGAGGTCGACCGTTTGCACGTATTTCACGCCTGGAATAGAGCTCATCTCGAAATACTTCGCGGCATTGACACTGGCATCTACGTTGAAATAGTTGATATCCGGATCTCCGATTTGAATGTTGATAACAGTAGGAGTAGGATTCGAGACATGAGTAACTTTGACGTAGATTCCCGTATCGATAGAGCCGTTGTAGTCAATTTCAGTTATTGCTCCCCCGGGACGTACTGACTGGCCAGTGAGAACTGTGGGCTCCAGGGCAATAAAATATGGATCTGGGCAAATAATTGAGACGATGAATTCTGGATCATTACTGAATGGATTGATATCAGCACTCTCGACAACCCCGGAAATCTCCACCGGAACCATGTCATCGCTGTAAAAAACCAGACGCGTAGGCCTCTTCGGCATGAAATATGAGTAAAGAAGCCTACGCAAGCTCTCATACGTCCAATTACTCCAATCGGGATTCGGATGTATCGTAAGAACGAGATTTCGGCTCAATACGTTACTGCCTACATACGCTTCGCCGTCAATGGACCCATATGGGGACATATTGACCGAAGCCTTGACGGGCTCTAATCCAGCGATGTTTCGAATTTGTAGCAGGTCCGTTTCAGCTCTACCGGTATCGTCCAAAAGCAACGTAGGGACTGATTGCCATGAGCTGTATGCCTTAAGTTCAGTTAACACGGCTATTCAGACCCCCTTAGGTGGTAGCGATTGCGGATCTGAGCATGGACAGTTGATTTCGAGTCTGCCTGTAGATCTCGATAGGAGACAAAGACTCCGGTGAGTAATTGTTCTGCTCAAACTTAATGGCTGTTCCTCCAACGGCTGTAGCTTCTGCTTCCTGAGCTGCAGACTGCTGCTCAAGAGATATAATCGCGGCTCTTCCAAAAGAGGCCGTGCCAACTGATGAAACCATCTCTGCCATTCGTTGAGCATCCGTCCGAACAAGACTTAGATCAAGTACGGGCGTAATTACCGGTCGTGTATCTACCAGATCGTCGAAGGGAAGATTACTCAAACTGTCACGCATTGCATTTACAGCATTATCGGAAACCTTGTAGATAGCATCCGTCACAATCTTGGAAGAATCGGTAAGTCCATTTGCCATACCTTCCGCTACGAACTTACCCACCTCCGCAAATACCTCAGACGGCGACTTGATCTTCAAAGCCCTCTTGATCGCTCTTACCATTATCTTGGCGATCTTGTTCATCGACTTCTCGATGTTCGCCAAATCGGCTTCTAGACCATCGACAAGACCCTGAGCAGCTTTGACTCCGGCGTCATAGAGAGACGAAGCCGCATTATTCGCCAATGTCGTAGCTTCAGTCTCGAGCGCGCCTTCAAGTTTATTAACACCCTTAACCGCAGTTTCACCACCGGCAAGCAAAGCACTCGCAAAGTCTTGGTTGATAGTTCCTTCTGAAAGAAGTCGTTTGTAAATATCCTCGTCGAGCCCGAGCTCTCTGAGCTGACCGAGAGTTTTCCGATATGCAGCAACGGCGGCTACTTGCTTTTCTAGAGCAGCGGTAAACGCGGCTACCTGTTCGGCTCCGGTAAGCGCCTTACCTTCTTCGGTCGCCCGTACGATCTCAGGAAGCTCTTTGTATTGCTCTGCAAATCCTTCTCGAGCTTCATCTCGTACTCGTTTAGCTTCAACAAGAGCATCTCGAGCCTTCTTCAATTTATCGGCAGTGATGGCATATTGCTTAGCCAATTTCGACAATTTGGCATGTTGCTCGTCGAAATCTTTGTTCAGAAGTTTCTTTGTAGTCGACAGTCTCCTGAGCGAAGTTTCATATTGATCGATAGCTTTTCGAGACTCTCCAATTGTCTTGTTATCAGCCTTGCTCTTAGAGGCTATTGCTTCCTTTATCGAAGCTTGTTCTTTGGCGATACCTTCTCTAGCGGTTTGCTGGGCATCAACTACCAATTGGTTCATCTCAGCAAAAGCATTTCTAATATCTGTCTGAGATCCTCGCAAGCCCTGAGCGAATCCCTGACCGACAAACTTACCGATTTTCTCCATGACCTTCGACGGAGAAGCTGTCTGAAATATCTCATTGGTCGTATCGATAACGCTGTTAGCCATTGTTTCGGTAGCAGCAACCGCACCTCTGGTATCAGATATACCAACAGCCAACCCTAGAACGATGTTTTGACCGATTTCCTCGAATACCTTTGAGGGAGATCGAAGCTTGAGTTTCTTGAGCGCCTTGTTTTTCAGATCATCTACCAGTTTTCCAGCAGATCGCAGCAATTCTGGAGCTGCTTGTGCCAAGCCACGAATCATACCTGTGACAATAGCCTTACCGATTCTCAATCCGGCTTTGATTATCTCCGGTTCGTAATCTTCAATGGCATCCGCTACACCATTCAAGAATCGAATAATAGCTCGAGCACCGACATCAATCAGCTTGAGAATTCCAGTGACAATACCGTTGATAAGCTTAGCTGCAGCGTTCGTACCAGCTGTGATTAGCTTTTCACCAGCATCGGCAATACCTTTTATAAATTTGGCGATCGCATTTGCTCCCGCAGTTACAATCTTGGTCGCGTTATTGGCAATGCCTCGGATAATAGCGGTAACGATACTCGCAGCTGCAGTAATAACTTTCCCTATGTTGTTGGCAATTCCTCTGAGAAATGCGGTTATAATGCTAAGTCCTGCTGAAACCGCCTTGGAGACGTTTTTAACAATTCCTCCGATAAACGCTGTCAACAGATTAAGACCTGCCGTTGCGATTCTACCAACATTCTTGGCCAAAGAATTCAAAAGAGTTGCAATAATAAGAGTAACCAATTTGACAATTTCAGGCAAATTCTTGTTGATGCCTTGTAAGAGTGCTATGATAAGATCAAATCCCGCTTGAATAATCTTGTCCTGATTCTCGGCAAGAAGTCTAAGCATCATGTCCAGCAAGACCTGCACTGCTTCGGCTATCTTTGGCGAGAGCTTGATAAATGCATCGAGAACACTCGAAAGAATCTTGACGAGAGCATCCACAAATTGTGGTGCCGCTTTCGCAAACTCGGTTACGATCTGTAATACGCCCGTAATTATCAGTTTGGCATTCTCAATGATTCCTTCTTGGAACTGAATAAATGCCTGAAGAAGAACTCCGATCGCAATTGGTCCCGATACTGCGATAGCACTAAGACCGATTCCAATTAGAGCAATACCGGCCCCGGCCAAGGCTAGACCCGCTCCAATTAGGACTAGAGCGGCGCCAAACCCGATCATCGCCGGTACAGCCGGTTGAAGAACTAGCGCGGCGACGCCGATCAAGCCAAGAGCAGCAGCTAGTGAGATCAATCCTTTGAGTATGTTCGACCACTTCTGCTTTCCCAGAGCTATCAAAGCCGGAGTAAGAAGAGCCAATCCCGCAGAAACGATTCCCAAAGCAATTGCGCCACCCACAGCTCCCTGCATAATATGCAAGGCACCTGCTAGAATTATCAAAGCTCCAGCAAGAGTACCTAGACCCTTTGCGATTTGTTCAATAGAAAGATTACCCATATTTGCAACCGCTCGAGCAATCCCCTGAAGAGCAAGTGAAATCAACACAAGTGCAGCTGCCTGAAGAACCATTCCCTTGGGCATGAGCTTCATTGCAACGCCAATAATGATTAGACTCCCGGCGATAGCCCCAAGACCCTTACCGATTGTCTGCAAATCCATACTACCCATTTGTCGAATGGCAAGGGCTATGATGTTCAAGCCAACGCCGACTGCAATCAAGCCGGTCCCGGTCAAAAGCAGGTTTCTTGGCATTATCTTCATCGCACCCGCTATGATCACAAGCGAAGTTGCAACGCCGCCCAAACCCTTGGTCAGATCGCCCCAACTCATCGTTGCAAAGATCTTGACCGCAATAGCTAAAAGATTCAGTGCAACAGCCAGCGCGGTAATTCCAACACCGGCTCTGATCATTCCGACTGAATTTGCGCCTAGCGGTCCTGATGCCACAACGAGAGCTCCAAGAAGAACTACGATCGAGCCGAGACCCTTAGCCAGCTCTTCCCAGCTGAGGAAACTCAGAGCTACTACAGCTCCGGTAAGCAGGAGAAGAGCACCAGCCAACAAAATCATAGATGCGGTGACAACCGGAAGCTTGATGAAGCCCTTCATTGTGGTAAGCTTTTCGATCGCAACCATGGCGCCGACCAGTTGACCCAAAGCGATGGTCATTGCTGCCATAGCGCTATTGAGCTTCTTAGGATCAACAAGCGACAAAGCAAGAATTGAAACGGCCAGAAGCGCTACGGCAAGAGCTATTTCTTTAAGGGTTTTTGCTTTGAGATTCGTTTGATAGGCTTGAAGTGTGCCGCCTAAAGATTGAAATACACCCGTAAGCGCACCAAGTGAACCCCCAAGACCTGAGGCTCCCGACAATCCTTGTATAAGTTGTGTTATAAACGAACCCTTACCGAGAAATTGTCTGAACATCAAGACGAGTCCAGCGAACAGACCAGTACGAATAACCGCAAGCAATGCTTCGAAATTCATGTTTGAAATCGCCTGGGAAATGGCAGGCCCAAGACTTCCAAGGAACTGTACATACGCCTCGTATACCGGTCGGAGAATCGTTCCTACCTCACCGATAGTATCGAGGAATGATTCCAAAGCGTTGGTAAGTGACTCCGTAGCCTTCTGGAAAGGAGTCATCGCTTCGGTCATACCATCTACTTGGTCAGAAATTCCCCCGGAGTCAAATCCGAACAGCTCTTGAATTGCCTGCGCAAATTCTTTCAAGATCTCAATTGGCCTGGCGATAGCAGCGCCGATTTCTTCGAAGAATTTATTAAGTTTTTGACCTTTCTTCAAAGCTTGATCGACTGAATATAGCCAATCGCCAATTCGAGCGGTGATCGCTAAGAAACCTCCGCCTGCGCCGTCAAGAGCACCGAAAAGCGATCCGAATACAGTAAATATACCGCCAAGTATTTGCTTACCGATACTCAGAAGCGCAAAGAATCCGCGGAAAGTACGTCTCAAATTCTCAACTGTTTCCGGACTCGGCTTGAGTGCTTCGGCAAATGCTTTGAATCCCAAAGTCAGATTGTAAAGATCTTTTCCTGTCGTTGCTGGGAAAATATCTCGAAATGCTTGCTTGATCGGTCTGACAATATCGCCCAAAGCCTGAAAAGACGTCTTAATAGCATCGATCAGGACTTTGCGTCCACCAAGAGCTTTCCAGTCACCCAATACCTTGTTACGCGCTTCGGCATTTGCGTTGATAAAGCCGTTGATCGTATTGGAAAGATCGGTGAAAGTTTTCTTGGCTTCACCGAAATCGCCCAATATGATCTGCCAGGTTTCAGCCCATCCCGATTCTGCAGTTTCCTTTGCCACGGACAACACTTGTGTCAAACTCTTGACTTCTGTTGCCGCGTGCAAGGCGGTTTTAGCCGTTTGTTGAATTGACTTGATTTGCGCTTCGTTAAAACCTATTGCTGCTAATTCAGCTTTAGACAAGTCGCCCGTAAACTGCTTAAGAGTGGTGGTCAGAACTTTAGAACTCAACCAAGAAGTCTTACCTGGGCCTGCTTGCATCGATTGCCGGAAAGATTCTCCGTTGATCGATACATTCTTCATCGGGCCGACAAGTTTAAGGCTATTTTCTTTCAGAGTGCCCATTGCGACAGCAGTCTGAGCCAAAGCACGCTGGAATACGGTGCCGCCCATACCAGCATTGACCACAGAGTTCCAGTCTTGCAGACCGACTCGACCAGCCGAGATCGCCTGTGAAAGCTGATACATTGCTGTTGCAGCTTGTTCCGAATTGGACCCAGACAAAGCAGCCAAGTTGGCAATACCCTTGATAGCGCTCGTCGCCGTCTTGATGTCGACACCAGCTGCCGTAAAGGTACCAATATTCCTGGCCATCTGGCCGAAGTTATAGATAGTCTTGTCCGAGAATTCGTTCAGCTCTTTAAGCGTCGCATTGACTTGCTTTAGAGTCGTACCCGCGGCCTGGGTATTGGCGAGAATAGTCTGAACTGAATTCAGCTTAAGTTCGTATTCTCTAAGACCACCGAGAACGGGATCAATAGTGAATGCTTTGACAAATTTGGCCCCGGCAGCAACGGCATGATTGGCTATGTTTGTTAGAACACCAATCCCTACCAGCCTCAACGCAGCAAGCTTGCCTTTGAGGGATTCGATGGCCCTACCGATAAAACCAAGATCAACTTTCTTGGCAGACTTACTGATATCCTCCAAGCCTTTTCCTGCTTCGGGAAATTTGAGTGCAGATTTTAGCTTCTCGAGGGCAGTGAGGGCTTTATTAACGCCAGATTCGAACTTACTAGACTCGAAACTCATCGCAACGACTTTGTCATCAATAGTTGCCACTAGATCCTGGTCACCTCCCTCCAAGCCTCGTTTGCTATTCGCTCAAACAAAGGTCGCATCGCTGGCATGATATAATCTTGACCTTGTACGTACCCGCCATTTCGAGTACCATGGCCGTATTGGATCAAGACGGCAATCGGTATACCGTTTCTTTCGTTTCTATTGTGCCAACGAATAGAATAGTATCCCGGTCGCTGGACAATTGAGTAATACCAAGATTCTGCGGTTAAACCGGAGTCTCTGGGTGTAGCATTGGAAAGCGCCACTACCCCTTGATGGCCGTATTTGTTCAAAACCGCAAGTAGATCTTTGGTCTTTAATTTTCTCAAATATGTTTCCGTATTATTGAAAGA